TTATGGTGTAGTTGCAGTGCAGAAGCAGTTTATTGGTAGTATGGACTATGAAGTTTATACAAGAGATCATGGAATAATGAAGGGGACTTACATCTGTACGATTGATAATTATCATCAAGATCCTGATGTTGTTGATTATGCAACATCAGAAAACCCTGCAGAACATAAGTCCCATAATTTGATAGAACTTGTTAATGGACAGTATGCATTGTATCCAAACAACAGGACACGAATCTATGATAATAGTTTGACTCCTGAGAAACCAAAAATGCCTGATTTCAAAGTATCAACTGAGTATTATCAAGTTGAAAATGGATATGACAGAATGGGCCTTGGCGATCAAGAAAGTTACTTCTGGAAAACCGCTCAAGAACGAGATAAATAAAGCATATTTGCTTGTAAAAAGTGCCAGTTCAACGTGCTAGTAAATCGTTTAAGGATGTTTCGATGTCCTTTAAGGTAAGTCCGCTTACCTATGATTTAATTGCAAATAAAAATGAAACTGCAATTGCACGTTCAATTCGCAACTTAATTCTTACTACTCCTGGTGAGCGTCCTTTTAATCCAGAATTAGGATCACAAGTTAGTCGATTATTATTTGAACCAATTGATGATATAACGACTCAAGCATTGAAGGAGCAGATTGAGAATACCGTTAATAATTTTGAACCTAGAGTAAGACTTCGTCAGGTTGTTGTTAAACCAAACTTTGACGCAGATGAATATGATATCTCTATTCGTTATGACATTGTTGGGATAGAAGCAAACTCCCAGCAATTATCATTCGCATTACAACAGACACGATAATGGCACTAGTCAACTTTGCCAATTTAGATTTCGATCAGATTAAGCAGTCGATCACAGATTACCTGCGATCAAACTCTAATTTTACTGATTATGATTTTGAAGGATCTAATCTTTCAACTATTATCGATGCGTTAGCATATAATACGTATATAACCTCATATAATGCCAATATGGTATCTAATGAGGTATTCATTGATTCCGCCACTCTCAGGGAGAATGTGGTGTCTCTGGCGAGAAATATAGGATACACTCCTCGTTCTAGTAAGTCATCAAGAGCTAATATTTCTTTCATTGTTAATACCGCCGAATATAGTGTCAAACCACAAACAATAACACTTAACAAAGGAATTGTTGCAACGTCAAGATCCTTTGGTAGTGAGGACTATACTTTCTCCATTATGGAGGATATTACAGTTCCTGTTGTAAATGATATTGCTACTTTTAGTAATATTGATGTTTATGAGGGAACCCATGTAACGAGTGAGTTTAATTACAATACCTATGATCCCAATCAAAGGTTTATCTTAGATAATCCAAATATTGATATATCTACAATCAATGTTACATGGAAACCATCAGAATTCTCATCTGTAAAAAGAAAGTACCGTAGATCTGATAGTTTGTTTGAAGTAGATAGTCAATCTCCAGTATATTGGGTGCAAGAAATTGAAGATGAAAGATATGAATTAATTTTTGGAGATGGAGTATTTGGCATTGCTCTGCAAGAACCAAACTTTTTAGAAGTAAGATATCTTGTTAATAATGGTGTCAATTCAAATGGAGTTTCTGATTTAAAATTTAATGGCAAATTAACCGCGACTAGAGATAATATTACTATTAATACGGGAATCTCTCGCATCACCGTTAATACACCATCTTATGCTGGTGCTAATATTGAAAGTGTCGAGTCAATTAAAAAGTATGCCACTCAAACTTATGCTTCTCAAAACAGAGCGGTAACATCAACTGATTATGAATATATCATCCCTAAAATTTATCCCGAGGCGGAATCTGTTTCCGTGTTTGGTGGAGAAGAATTAAATCCTCCACAATTTGGTAAGGTGTTTGCAAGTATCAAACCAATAAATGGTGCGTATCTCTCCAACTTAGTAAAAGATAATATCAAGAGAGAAATTAAAAAATATTCTGTTGGTGGTATTGATTTGGAGATAACCGATCTAAAATATCTCTACATCGAAGCACTTATTAATGTATATTATAATTCTAATAATGCAAATAGTGGTGATCAGATAAGATCAATTGTTTCTACTAACATTGATCAATATGCATCATCAACTGAGATTAATAAATTTGGAGCAAGATTTAAGTATAGTAAGTTTCTTAACATCGTAGATAACAGCAATACTGCCATAACATCAAATATTACTACTATTCAAATGAGAAGAGATTTAAGGGCTTCTCTAAATGCGTTTGCTGAATATGAAATCTGCTTCGGAAATAGATTTCATGTTGTAAATCATGGCCATGGGACATACAATGGTAAGATAGGATACAATATCAAGTCTTCTGGATTTCAAGTGAGTGGAGTTGCAGGAACAGTTTACCTCTCTGATGTTGCGGATCAGTCTTTAGAAACTGGAACTATTAATCTGATTAGATTAAATTCTGCTAGCGAAGCAGTTACTGTGAGAAGAAATATTGGTTCAATTGATTACAAAAAGGGAGAAATAATGTTAAATCCTATCAACATTATTTCAACAAGTATCAATAGGCAATTCCCACTTATTGAAATTTCTGCTGTTCCTTATTCTAATGATATCATCGGATTACAGGATCTTTATATTCAACTAGATACTAATAACGTAACAATTAATTCTATTAACGATAGAATATCCTCAGGTTATGATGTATCAGGATCCGATTACATTGTTTCTTCAAGTTTTGCAAATGGAAGTTTAGTCCGTGGCACAGTCGATACGACAACAAGAACATCTAGCATACCTAGTACATCTAGTTCAAGTTCACCACCAACAGGGACGACGACAATGTCCACAACTTCATCAAATTCTACTTCCTCACCTACTTATTCATACTAAAGACGTAAGATGATATCAACCGATTTACAGCGAGTACAGATTCAGGACATTATTGAGTATCAATTACCTGCATTTGTAAGGGATGATTTTCCCTTGGTTGGTGAATTTCTAAAGCAGTATTATATTTCTCAAGAATATCCTACTGCACCTTCTGATATTATACAAAATATTGATGAATACGTAAAGTTAGAAACACTTATTGACACTCAAGATGAGACAAATCTTGGGGCAGATATTGCTTTTAGTGATACAACGATTACTGCAGGTTTTGATATTGAGTCAAAACAATATGGAACATATCAATTTCCAGAAAGATATGGTTTGATCAAGATTGATGATGAGATTATTTTGTATTCATCCAAAGACAGAAACTCTTTTAATGGTTGTATTCGTGGATTTAGTGGTGTAACTGCACTAGGTAATGATGATGAAAAACTTACATTTTCGTCATCAGAGTCTACATCTCATATTCAAGGTGCTAGAATCATTAATCTAAGTAATGTTTTATTAAAGAAATTTTTAGAGAAATTAAAGCAACAGATTGCACCAGGATTTGAAGGAAGAGAAATTAACTCTGATGTAGATCAAAAATTATTTTTATCAAGATCTAAAGATTTTTATCAATCTAAAGGCACTGATGAATCTTTCAGAATTTTATTTGCTGCACTTTATGGAGAAAAAGCAGAGGTTGTCAAACCAAAAGAGTTTTTGTTTAAGCCTTCTGATGCTCAATACAGAAAAACACGAGATATTGTTGTAGAAGTAGTTGTAGGAGATCCTTCAAAGTTAAAAAATCAAACTCTCTATCAAGATGCATATCCAGAATATGGTATAGAGAGCGCATATGCTACGATTGTAGATTCCGAAAAGATATTAAGAGGAGATAAAACTTACTATCAACTTAGCGTAGACTTCGATTACAGTAAAGATATAGATCTTACTGGCGGAACTGTATATGGAGACTTTATTGCTCATCCAAAAACTCAAAATACTGTTTTAGTCGCAACCGGTTCTTCAATAATTGATGTTGATTCAACAATTGGTTTTCCAGATAAAGGACAAATTTATGTTAATGGGCAAAGTGGAATTTTAACATATCGTTCAAAAACCATAAACCAGTTTACTGAAGTAGGTTTAGCGCATACCTCTACTTTTGGAATTAATTATCAAATTAATGCAGGCACTGAATTAAACTTGAATGTAAGTGCATATGGGTTTGAGGGAATTAGCGCCGTCTCAGTCGCTTCTAGCGATGCCTTAGCGGTAGGAATCGCTACCACTTCAAAGATTGAGGTTAGAATTGGAAAAGTTCTTGATGAGAATTTTATCTATGATGATACTTCGTATTTCTCTAAAAATGATAAAATTGAAATAAAATCACTTGGCATTAATGCTTCAAAAGCATTAGATAATAATTGGTTTACAAACATAAGTCCTAAGTATGATGTAAAGAGTGTATCGATTATTGATTCATCCAATTTTACATATTCTATTCAGACAGTTGCAAGAAATAATTTTAAAATTGGCGATAAAGCAACTGTAATTCAATCTGATGGTGTTGAAAAACAAGGTGTTGTTATTGATATTGCTTCTGCTAAAACTTTTACATTTGCAAGAGCCGGGCAATTATCAGGAGGCAAATATAGCGTTAGAAGAGATATTCTCAAACCAAGTGTCAGTAATTTAAATTCAGATAATTATTCACATATTGAAAAATCCTTTGCCAATGTCCAAAATACTTACACAAAATATAATGGCGATGTTTTAGTTGCATCATCCTCTATCCCATCATATCATGACACCCCACTAAACTTTTATGACAGAAAAATATTTTTAAACGGGGAATATGATGGGGAACTTTTTACTCATACACGTAATCATGGATTTTATACTGGCGATAGAGTTTATTATGAACCATCAATCAAAAGCAATACCATTTCTATCGATAATCAAGATGTAGTAGTAGATTCAGTTATAAGCAAGTTTCCTGAGATTGATTCGGGTGTTTATTATATTAAAAGAATAAGCGATAAACAATTCAAGATTGCTTCGAGTGTCGCCAATTTATATAATGACACTTTTGTTTCAGTATCCGGTATTGTTACTGACAACTATTTCTGTCCTAGTAATTTTTATAATAAAAATTTAAAACATCAAAAATTATACAGACAATTTAACTCTCCAGTTAATGATGGAAGAGAATATACAACTCTCCCTGGTAAAACTGGAATGCTTGTTAATGGTGTTGAAATTTTAAATTATAAATCTGGAGATAGTGTATATTATGGAAATATCAATAGCATAACAGTTTCTGCTCCAGGAAGCGGTTATGATGTTATTAATCCACCTATTCTTTCTATTCAGGATTCTACTGGAATTGGTGCTACTGGACTTGTAAATGTAAAAGGTTCTTTAGAAAGAATTGAAATTTTAGATCCAGGATTTGATTATGTAACAGATCCTATCATTACTATTACTGGTGGAAATGGATTAGGAGCCAACGCATATGCAAATACTAAATTAATTACGCACTCAGTCTCTTTCTATTCAACATCAGATAATATTCAAGTAGGACTTTCATCAGACACCATTGGTTTTTCAACTTTCCACAGATTTAAAGAATCTGAGAGAGTAATTTATAAGACTGAGGGACAGACTGCTGTTGGTGGTATCACCGACAATGCCGAATATTATGTAAAAATTATTGATTCTAAGACAATAAAGCTGTTTGAAAACGTAAGCGATGCCATTTCTGGATCAAATTCAGTAAGTCTTACTTCAAATGGATTAGGTGTTCATAGATTTGAATCATATCACAAAAAACGTGTCGTTTCCGATGTAATTGTATCTTCATCCGGTATTAATTATGAAAATAAGGAGAGAGTATCTGGAGTTTTAGGAATAAACACAGCATTAAATCAAATTAACATTTTTAATCATGGGTTCGACTCTGGCGAAACTGTAACTTATTCTGGAAATGCACTGGGACTTAGCAGTGATCAAACATATATTATCACTATAGTTGATTCTAATAATTTTAAACTGTCATCGGTTGGTGTAGGAACAACTGCAAAATTATTCTATTATAATACTAATCAGTATGTAAATATTAAATCAGCGGGTTCTGGATCTCATACTTTCAACTATCCAAGTATTTCGGTTAATATTTCAGGCGAAATTGGAGTATCTACCTTTAGTGGACAGGATTTTAACGCAAAACTACAACCAGTATTCAGAGGTTCAATTGAATCAATTCATTTAACCGATACTGGTGTCGGTTATGGTGCAAGTGAGGTTATCAATTTTAATAGGCAACCATTAGTATCTCTTTTAAGTGGAAGAGATGCAGAACTTCTTCCAATTGTTAATGATGGAAAAATAGAACAAGTACTAATAACAAATGGTGGATATGAATATAATTCACCTCCTAACTTAGTCGTAAATGGTGTTGGAAAGTTTGCAAAACTTACACCAGTTGTTAGTGGTGGACAAATTATTAGAATTATCGTTGATAATCCAGGAATTAATTACACAGATTCAACAACTGTGAGTGTAATCGCTAGTGGTTCAGAGGCAAATCTCGCCGTAGATATTAATCAGTGGACAATTAATCTTTTTGAGAAGTATCAAGATATTATTGGAGAAGATGATGGTATTTTAGATACTTCTCTTACTGATGAATATGGCATCGAATATACTCATCTTTATGCTCCCAGAAAACTTAGAGAAACTGTATTCGGACAAGTTATTTCAGATGTGGATGGAACTAAGTACGGAGTTTCTGATTTAAGATTAGATTCTTCAAATACTGAAACTGAAACTCAATTTCACTCTCCAATTATCGGATGGGCATATGATGGAAATCCAATTTATGGGCCTTACGGATATGATACAAATACTGGAGGAACTGTAAGAGCATTAATAAGTGGTTATAAACCATCACAATTAAATAATCGTCCTCCTCTTTCCGCATGGAAACAAGGATTTTTCTGTGAAGATTTTGTATTTACTGAAGAAGGTGATCTTGATGAACACAATGGAAGATATTGTGTAACACCCGATTTTCCAAATGGGGTTTATGCATATTTTGCAACTATAAATCCAGGTTTTGTTGAAAGTTCAGGGATTTTTGAAGGTTTTAAACTGCCACAATATCCGTATTTTATTGGTAATAAGTTTAAATCTAAACCTAATGATTTTAACTTTAAAAATGATTCATATCAAGAAAAATATGATATTGAAGACAATAATTGGCTAAGAAATACCACTCCATATGGACTTACACTAGATAATGTTTCATATGATTATTTCATAGAACCATATAAGATCTATGATGAAGTAATTGACATCACATCTACTTCCGTTGGAACAATTGACAATATTGGTATTGTCACGGGAGGAAGTGGTTATCAAGTGGGAGATAGAATTGTATTTGAAACTCTCCCCGGTTCTACATCGGCAAAAGCAAAAGTATCTGAAGTTACTGGTAAAATAATTACAAATGTTAGTGTTGCTTCTTCTACAGTTTCTGAAATTGAAGTTTTACCTATCGATTCTTCTGGAAGATTTGTAGCATTCTCTCAATCACCCCATGCATTTACAAATACTGATTTAGTTTCTTTATCTGGATTTAATACTTCTATTAGTTTAAATAATAATTCTTTTAATATCGGTGTTTCTACTAATTTCTTTAATCTTGCAAATGCAGTAGGAACAACTTCTGCAACAGGTATCGTTACTTATTTTTCAATAAGTGGTGGAATTATTGATAGAGGAGAACTTTCAATAAGAGAGAATGATATTTTAGCAATTGGAACAGAAAAGGTTCGCGTTTTAAATGTTGATAAACTTAATTCAAGATTAAGAGTTGAGAGGGCAGTAGATGGAACCGTTTCTTCCGCTCATACTGCTACGACATCTATCTCCGAACAAAGTCGTAAATTCACTTTTATTAGCTCTAGAGAAAATAAAGTTAAATTTGAACTCAATAAACAAATCTACTTTGATCCAAGAGAAACTTTAGGAATCGGCACTTTAAGTGGCGTTGGTATTGGATCTACAATCTTCTTCTCAAATCCAGGTGCGGGTGTTACTCAATTATTCATTGAGAATAGAGGTATTTTCTTACCTAATCACGATCTGAAAACAGGTGACATTGTTTTGTAT